AAAGTGGTTGTAAATAAAGAGAATATGAAAATTTGGAATACTAGGGAGGTTGTTCCTCTCGATTCGAAGTGTTTCAATAATAGTACGGATATAATGAATACCATCAACCGAAACCTCTATGAGGTTCAGGTTCGATGGGAGAATCCGGAATACAACTCCAAAGGATTACCTGTGTGGGATCACACCCATATACTTGGTATCTATGGAGATGTGGCTCTTATCAACTTACATGTTTTCAAAACTGGGAGAAACTCATTTGAGATCTTGCGACCGATTGCTAGAGGGGCTTCGAACCCTAAGATGGCAGTCACCAAAGTTAACAGGTCTCATGTTCAGCGAATTGCTGATGACATCGGAGTGATCCGTATGAATGCAGTGATATTCACGGACATTAGAGGATACTTTCTCAGTGGACCCACTTCTGAAACCATTCTTGAGGCCAGCATAGCTGGATACCTAACTTCGTGTTGCTTTGGATCTTATCCGAAGAATATACAACCCGATGATAAGGATCTTAGTACTCAATATATGATTACAGATTACTGGGAATACAAGTGGCCTGGACATGAGCCAGGTGCTTGCGGTACCCCTGTGTTTGCAAAGTGTGGGGGTGGAACCGTCGTTGTAGGAATTCATTCCGCAGCTCAGGACTTTTCCCACCTTTGTTATGCTCCCTCTATCACTCAGCGTCATTTTGAGTGTATAGAGAGTGGAGGACTGATGAATCTTTTCTCCTTTCCCAAGACAATTCCGGAATCTACAATCGCCCCTTCCAAGCATTCGCCTTTTAGGTTTGAAAATTTGGGAGGACTGATTTATTTCGGTGCTGTCCAGGGAGTTAAAGTATTTCCCAACCAGAGAAGTAAGGTAATCAAAACACCTTTCTCTCAGTTGGCCCGTGAGCAGTATAATTGCCCCCTTGTGGACGCTCAAGGGAGAGAACTCTTCGGAGCTCCTCCTATGAGACATTTCACTAAAAATGGGGTATATTATAATCCTTACAACATTGCATTGAAGAAGCTTTCCCATAACAAACCTGGTCTCGACCGGCAAGTTTTGGAGAAGATTGCTGATATCCTGGTTGAAAGGTTTTCTGCTGGACTAAAGAAGATCGCCCCTATAACCGTGGAGTGTGCTATCAACGGCATAAGAGAAGATTGTATCGCTCGTCGTATGAATGCAAACACCTCGGGAGGTTATGGTTTTCAAGGAAAGAAAAGAGATTGGCTTCCCATAGTGGAAGAGCTAGATGACTATCTTAAGCGAGG